TTTTAATGGGCCTGTACCAGATTCGACTCTGTGGCAGATGTATTAGAAGCAAGCAGGATTAGTAAATCCTTTATAAATTACTACAAAAACAAACGGCATTATTCAAAGCCTCAAGAACGCAGTCGCTTCTGTAATGGATTCATTCAATACAAGCGAAAGCTTCGCACTCGCAGCTGCTTAAGCTCGATCGGTTGTAGTATAGATTCTCGCTATATATTATAACCGTCATTTAGCGAGACTGACTATTCAATGGTAGTAGAATAGCAGGAACACTACCAAACAACTTGTATATCAGCACTATGGATATACATTTTATTAATAGTGCTAAGCTTGTAGAAACTGATAAGAACGCTACGGAACACAGGGGTGCAACTCCCCTCAGGTCCACCATTTTACGGCTGTTAAGGTGACACTATAGGGATCAAGGATGTAAACTTTTTTCACCTTTCTGTTTACGGTATCAACGAATTGGCACTCGAGCTTGCAACCTATAGCCGTTACATTTTTTTTGGGTATATCGTATAGCGGCAATTACGGCAGACTGTAAATCTGCTGCCTCTCGGCTTCCTTGGTTCGAGTCCAAGTGTACCCACCATTTTACGGACGTGGTATAACGGTCGTGCAACAGTCTCCAAAACTGTCTTATGAGGGTTCAACTCCTTCCGTCCGTGCCATTTTTTTGCCCCTATCGTCTAACGGTTAGGACATCGGATTTTCATTTCGCTAATCGCGGTTCGATTCCGCGTAGGGGTACCAGTTTGTAAGTATTTAAAAATACTATAGAAATGATAGTTTATTCCTATGGATTTTTTCAATATTATATAAGAAACCTTAACTAAGTATTTGTGCTGGTGACATTATCCAGCATAACAACCAAAGCCCCCGGGCGGCGGTTCTCAACAAAACAACACATGCAAGTATTAATTATAACAAGTTATCTTGCTGTTGGTGGTCTTGTTAGACTCGCATACGAGGACTATAAGATAGGTAACAGTAAGACAAAGTCAAAGTTCGTTGAAAATATTAAAAAGTTTTGGAAAGGGTTTAAGGCAGCTTGGAAAGAAGCTATCTCAGCCCCACACCAACACTTATTTTAATATTATAAGTTAGAAAAACAATGCCCGGCTTGGAGTAATCTGAGCCGGGTTTTTTTTGATTTTTTAACTATACATTATATATATTGAGTATGGATCCAGCATCTTTAAAACAACAAGCACCGTTTGAACATTATGAAATATTTGACTTAAACATTTATGCATTATCGCGAGAAGTTATTGAAGGATATAGCGTGTTAGATCTGGGCGGTCATTATGGTTTATTTGCTAATGCTTGCAGTATGTGTAACCCTAAGAAAATTATTAGTGTAGAAGCTAACCATAATAATTTTAAAAAGTATTTAGATAATACTAAAGAATTACCTAATGTAAGGTGTATTAATGCAGCAGTTACCTCTAAACCGAACAAGATATTAACTATAAGCAATGAAAGCGGTAGCTCGATTGTAGGTAAAGGAGAACAGTTAGTTGCTTCTGTTACTCTTGAATCGTTATTAGAGTTATTTCAACCAGATGAAAAATTACTACTAAAGATGGATATTGAAGGATGTGAGTATGAAATATTTTATAAAACACACCCTGACGTGTTTAAGAGATTTGATATGATTAAGTTAGAAGCTCACAACTTTAACCCTGATACTAAAGGAGATGAAGCAACTAAACTTAAAATGTATATTGAAGCATTAGGATTTCATGACACCGTAAATTTTCATGTTTTTTCTCCTGAATATGAAGACAAGTACAACGGGTTAAAAGTAGCGTGGTCTTACAATTTTGTTAAAAATAATTTATGAGCAAATCAACATCAATAGATATTAACTACCTGTCATATGCATGTGACAAGCAAGGCACGTGTGCATGGTCATTAAGTGCAGGTAGTTCAGATATAGTACAGGTACCTGCACCTACTGATAACAGTACTGTGTTTTTGCCGTCTAATCCTACATCTTTTGCAAGTATACTTAAACTTGCAGATAATGCAATTATTAATCTTTCTGGTTTAGTGGTAGATCAAGCAAATGAAAATGCAGTAGATGCAAATAATAAAGTTTCAGCTACACTTGAAGGAGTGTTTGGTAATTCTACACCTGGTATCGGTAATCAAATTTTTAGCGTAAAAGGTAGTAGTAGTGTCAGTATTAGAGGTACGTTAAAAGGAGCGGGTAACCGATTAAAAGCTGATGTACTTGTAGATAACTGGTCAGATCAAGATTACGGGCCAAGCACAGTCGACTTAACACAAGCTAAACACGAAACAGGTAGAAAGATAAACGTAGTGTACCGTATCGGTTCAAGTAAGATAATAGGGAATTGCAATAAATTACTGTTACCTTCATTTGGTTTGACATTTTATTTTTATATCAAATTAATTGTTCGTAAAGTGATGAGTATCAAGCAGGGACAGAAGGGACCAAGCTGGCTTTAAAAATCCTAAATTAAAAAAATATTAAAAAAATTTGCTATTTGTTGATTATAATATATAAATATAGCGTATGAAGAAACTATTAACATTCCTCGCATTAGTATCATTAACCGTAGCAGCTGTTGCTCAAACTGCAACAGTACTATCACCTGTTAAAGGTGTTAGCGTAAATGCTGGTTTTGATTCTAAGCTTATTGAACAAGGCGCAGTAACTGGCAACGATTATATCACTGCTGGTGTTGGTCTTGATGTATATAGCGTTGACTTAGCTGTTGAAACGTTTAGCCGTTATAATGGTTTAACGAAGTACAGTACCGCTACAGTAGCTGGTAAATCAGTTACAACTGCAAGCACAGATGCTTCCGGTTTAAAGCGTACTTACTTAACAGCAGGTTATGTTTTTACATCAAATCTTGCTGACCTTACATTAGGTGCACAGCTCCGCCATGCTCAAGGTACAGAAACCTTAGTTGGTGGTTTATCCAATGACACATTACCATTCGTTAAATTAAATGGTAAGCTTTTTGGTGGTGCTCTATTGTGGGACGGTATCGCTCTTGATGACACTAAGAACCGTAGCAACAACTACGAAGCAAATCTTCGCCTACCATTAGGTGTTGGTTACGGCTTAAAAGTTGTTCCTGCAGTAGGTCTTGGTTTCAACGATCCAGGCGCAGCTACAATTGCAGCTCTTAAAGCAGACAAAAAGTATGCATCGGCTGGTATCGGTCTTGCATTCAAGGGCTTAGAAGCTAACCTATTCGCACAACGTGGCGATGTTACAAGCTCAGCAACACAAGTTACTGGTTATACAGTAGGTTATACCTACAAGTTCTAATAAAACTTAGATATTAATCATTTAAAAACCTCTCATTTCGGTGAGAGGTTTTTTTTATGTTCAGAAATATGAAATTGCATTGCTCTATTGAGCTTATGTAAAAACTTATCTGGTGCAATACCAGCCTTTTCTTGCAATATTAGCTCTTCTTTCAGAGCTTTCAAAAAACTCTTAGACAGATTAAAATCTCGAGGATAAAAAATCCTTTTTTCCTGTCTAATCATACCGTAGCTTTCCATTAGTTCTTGAAATTTCATAAATTGTTTATTATATTTATACCTACACCATGAATATACCCTATTTAAACATAAAAAATCCAAAGTTTATACTTGATTAAGTAAAAATATGGTATAACATAGTATTACACCTATGAGTAAAGAAGAATACGTTAAATTACAAGCTGTTATTGCAGCTTTACAAAAAACTGTAGAAGATCAAGAAAAGATCGATGAGATTATTGAATTATTATCCGATAATACGGTAGCTGTTGATGAAACTGCTACACCTGAACAAGCTTTAGATGAAGCTATTAACAATAACGAGGAAAATGATGGTTCAGATGAGCCTAAAGTAAAGAAACAATACGTAATGCTTGTTTCTGACACGACTGGTATTATTGATAGAGATCTTACCGGTTGGGTACTTCAAATGCCTGAAGATGAAGACGTGAGAGACGTAGTAGATTGCATTAAAAAAGGAGCTTATAATTTTAATGCATCTAAGAAGGGTCAAAAATACCCTGTTACCTCTATCGGACAAGCAATTGCTAACGTTGGTAACAAGTTTTTTAAGCCTTATAACGTGAGTATTAAGACTAAAGAACCTATTCTCATCGTTACTACTAATAACGTTTTACCTCGAGGATAAATATGTCAGGAAAAGGCTCAAAACCACGTCCTTTTTCGGTTTCTCAAGATACATTTGGAGAAAATTGGGACAATATCTTTAAAAAGAAGCAGCCTGATCACGATAAACATATGGCTGCTACTGATTGGTCCCAAATGTTAGGTGAATTACCGGAAGATTACAATAAAACCAAGAAAAAATTAAAAAAACTACCTGGGTAATATGAATCCAGTCGGGTCATAAACCGCTGGACATATTTTCCACCCTTCACAGTACACATCTTTTGGGTCATATTCCCTTAAGATGTCAGGACCAAACCAAACCCCAGGAGCAATAACTGTTTTGTTGGGGTTTTTTGATAGATAAGCACCCCACCAGGTGAAAGTTGAGTTAGAAATTACAAAATTTTGACATAATGACAAGAACCAAAGAGCTTTATACGGTTCATATTCTACAAAAACTGTGTTTGGAAACTTAATATTCTCTCTACACCATGGAATATCATCGCTTACTACAAAAATTGTATCAACTTTTGGTAGCATTTGGTATGCTTTCTGCAAATAACCAGCAGTAACTACTGGATGACGTGTGGGAAATGTTAAAAAATCACCTCTACGTACATTAATTACAGCATTTGTACCGTTTACTAATTGAGGATATGTGCGTGTAGCTTCTTCAATAAACTCTTGAGTAGGCCCGAACAACTGTTTTACATTTTCTGAATGATCTTTAAAGAATTTTTCACTTTCAAAGTACCCTCTAAACACGGTTGGTAGTGTGTCATGTGGTTTATATTCAGTATAATGATATGTTGAATTTATCGTATGCACTGCAGGTGTAGCATCTGGTGCTTTAGGTATAATAAAATCTAATTTGCGATGTACAGTGTCGTAGTAGTCACTTGTAGATGTTTCTGCATAAGGTAAAACTAACTGTCTATTATGTCTTAATGACTGTGCATATGCATTAGCAATTTGAAACATTTGATTACCTAACCGACCTATCAATGTACAGGTAATATAGTTTGAAGATAAATTTAAGTTTTCGTTCATTGTATTATTAAAATTTCTTAACTATTGGGGACTTTATAAAGTTTGTCTCCCAATGATCTGTGGTAGGCGCAAAACCGTTTATATCTAAATCGCTTGGACTTTGTCTTTGTATTACCGATAACGGGTAAACCACGTATTTGTTGAGTTCGCCTCGCTCACCAAGCCATGTATCAACAGGACAATGAAAATGTGGATCATACTGTAAGAACATTTTTAGTCCTTTTCTGTTAAACCCTGTAGCATGATTAGCTAATATATGCTCACACTTAAGTAAATTTTCTGACACTTGTTGTACAGGATTATCAAACACATAGCAGCCTAAATAGATTGTATCCCAATCCGGAAAATTTTGTAATTGATCTAATGCATTCTCTATATTCTTTAATGAATTAGCATTATAAAATTGTGCATCATCTTCAAGTATTAAAAATCGTTCATAACCTTCTTTTTCTGCTTTTTTAAATATATTTGCAAATGTTTCACCACAATAATTGTGAACCATTCTCATGCCCTCTTCTGTAGTAGTATCTTTTACTATAGCTTTTGCATCTATACCAGGCACGCGCTCAAAAAAGCCTTGAAGGCCGGCATCTTTTACTTCCTTTTCAAATAAAGTTCTTCTATCTGCTCTACGATCAAGATTTATATAATAACCTTTTTGAAAAAATTCATTAATTTTCATATTAAAACATTTTTACTAAACGAGGTTCAAGTAACTTGTATGCTTCTTCCCAGTGTGATAAGCCAGGCGCTCTACCAAACGCATCGATGTCACTCTCCCCGTCTTTTTGCACTACTGCCATCGGATAAACAAAATACTTGTTCATAAATTTTTGCTGACTCAACCACCCATCAAATATTGTTTGTAAAGTATGATCGTATCTTTTTAATAGTTTAGGTATAACCTTCTTGTTATAACCTATAGCGTGTGTTGTTAAGAGTATATCCGGTTTTAAAAGGTTTTCTGATACATGTTTTACTTTATCATCTACTACGTAACCACCGAAGTATACCATGTCCCAGTCTGGGAAATTTTGCAATTGATCCAATGCTTTTTCTACTATCTGTAAAGCTGGTTCAGAACCGTTATTATAAAATAGCATATCATCTTCACATATTAATACACGTTCATGTGGTTGTTCGTTAATCTTTTTAAACAATTCGTATACCGTTTCACTAAATGCAGCACCTTTATGTACATGTGCTGGTTCATGCACGTACATTGGATACTCTCTTGTTAAGTAGTCAATACCTGCAAATCTTTCAAACCAACCGTCAAGGTTAATTTTTTTAGCTTCTTCTTCGAACCCCGCTCTACGCTCAGGACGACGATCAAGATTTATATAATAACCCTTTTGAAAAAATTCATTAATTTTCATATTACGGTTTTATTATTTTAAATTTTGAATAGCAATCTAACCAATGCTTAATGTCCGGTGATTTACCGAAAGCATCAATATCGCTTTTACCTTCTCTTTGAGCTACTGCTAATGGATACACAATATACTTAATTATGTTCTTCCTGGCAGCTATCCACTCATCATATATACAATCATGTCCAGGTACATATTGTAATAGTTTTTCAAATACTTTTTTATTATATCCAACTGCATGAGCAGTCAGTATATTATCTGCTTTAAGTAAATTTTCAGATACTTGTACACCGGGGCAATATTTTAAATAACCACCAAAATATATCATGTCCCAATCAGGAAAATTTTGTAATTGATCTAATGCTTTTTCAACTAATTGTAAACCTGTTTCCTGTCCATCATTATAAAATAATATGTCATCTTCGTATATTAAAACTCTTTCATAACCGCTTTCATTCGCTTTTTTGTAAGCATTATAAAAAGCTTCCCCACAAGCCATTCCTTTGTTTACATATGATGGTTGATTGATAGCATTAGGGTATTGACGGGTAGATACATCAATACCGGGTACACGTTCAAAAAAACCTTCAAGACCTATCTGTTTTACCTCTTGCTCAAATTGAGCTTTTCGATCTGTTCTGTAGTCTAAATTTATGTAATAACCTTTTTGAAAAAAATCATTAATTTTCATTTAATATTTTATTACAAAATTTTATAAAAACCACGGCGACGGTTTTTACACATTAAGATGTGAGTGAACCAATAAATTCAGCCCACATGTTGCCCACCTTAGCTGGGTTAAATTTATCTAAAATAAATTTTGTACCTTCAGCGCGTACTTTTTCTTTTAAATCTGGATTAGCTTCGAGGTAGTTTACTGCATCAATAATTTTTTTAGTATTATTTTTAAATGCTCCTTCAGTATCTTTAGTTAAAGATTCTTTTTGTATAACATTAACATCTTTACCGTCAGGTAATTCAACCCACTTACAGAAACCTTCGAAATTTTCTGGTAATGCACCGAACGGGTAAGTTACGGGTATAGCGCCTAATGCAATTGCTTCAGCAACTACACATGAGAATGTGTCTTTATGCACATCCTGATAAGGTGTATATAAAGGATATATAAAATACTCACTTTCTGCTATATGTGTAAATAGTGTTTTTCTATCTACCCCATCATGCTTATAAAAGAATTCATCCTGGTGAGGGTGCGTACATAATAGATAGTCAAAAGCGTGTAGTTCAACATCAGGCCAGTTTAATTCTCTTGCAACTTGTATAGCTACATCACCACCACGCGCCCATGCTGCATGAAACACAATCTTATGCTTTTTTCTCTCTGGTTTACTATTTAGTACTTCGCTAACTACGTCATCCATTATCGGGTTAGGAATTAATGTACTTAAAGTACCAGGATAACGAGTTTTAGCACTTGCTACAGTACCCTCATTCATTGACTTTTCCCACTCAGAAATATTAACAAACCCTAACTTTAAGTTATTGTCATTAGCATAATTAATAATTTCATCAATACCATATATCCATTGCATATGGTTCCAGTATATTAATGCTTTAGTAACTTTTATCGGTAGTTTTTTATAATCATGAAACCAAAGACTACTAACTAACACGTCAAACTCTTTATTTTCAATATTAGTAAAGTCAATATCGGTATAGTATACACCTCTTACTTTTTTACCTTGATTGAAGTGAATACCTTTTTCAGCGTACTCAGCTTCAAGTCCAGGTTCAAGCTTATCAGAAGTAACAACAACTTCATGACCTTGCAAAGCCAATTGCTCAGCAACTATGATGGTGCTTCCGTCTGTACCAGAACCACCACCGTTACCATAACGAAGAGTTTCTCCGTCTAAGTAGTTACTACGCCGACTGTTACCGATTAAGATGAATGCTATTCTCATTTATATACTTATACTACCGGTGGTAATACCTTTTCGTAGCGATCACTCCAGCCTTTATCTTTACTGTGTGCATACATAACAATTTTATATGGCTTATCTATGCTACGAAAACGTGCTAAGTGATCGGTTTTTGCAAAAGAAACATATTCTGGATCCTTTTCAGCAACAAAGTCGTGTCTGTATAGGTTTACACCACTTTGTGTTTCTATACCAAATGTAACGAAATCGATTACGTTCTCTTCTTTAAACTTTGCAAAGAAATCTGATTCCCAGTTGCAAGTAAACACCCGCTCTTTACTAATAAATTGTTCTTCATAGTTTGTAGGGTTTGGTGGTTCTTGTACTTTTAAAGTATAGTCTTGTATACGACAGTTTTTAAAATCAAAACCACCATATATTTCGTATTCTCGTAGTGTACGTACATTACCTAAACCGTACTTACCTAAATCAATACCATGCTCTTCTTGACCGAAGATTTGACGTGTTTTATTACGTGCATATATATCTCTTTCCCCGGATGTTTTACCGGTATGTTTTTCAGTACCATGATCATCCCAGTGCTTTACGCGGTAGTTACGTGTGTATTCGTGCCAAATGTATTGACGGTATGGACTAAAGAAATCATATCCCGAAGTCCAAGCTCTTACACTCATAGTGGTTTCTTCTGTATAACCACCAAAATAAATGTCTGGATCATAAGATACTTCTTCAATAAATTTACCTTGCGCTAAAAAGAAATGACCACTAATTGTGCGAGCTTTAATAACTTTATTTCTTTGTTGATAGTCTCCAATGTAATATGGCATACTCATTAGTAGTTTATCACTACTAAACTCATACTGAGACATTAAACAAGGGCCGAAATCAGTGATAGGTTTATCCGGATTAAATGGTGTGCAATAAGTTGAAATAACTGGCTTCTTGCTCATTGTTAATGCTTGTGCGTAATCTTCTAACAACATTTTATCCCAATCTTGAGCAAAACGATGGTGAGAGTCTAACTGTAGTGTTAGTTCTTCACCGTCATATAATGAGTTGGTTAAATTACGTGCCCAACCTAAACCTTCACTTTCTGTATAAGGTTTTTTAATCACTCTAAAGTTTTCCTTACCGTCATAGACACTTGTATCTTCATCCGGGCCGTACTGCCAACAGATACCAAAAGAGAATTGCGACGGATCAGCAGCTTTCTCTAACATGTCAGTTATAGTAGGAACCAACTGAGGATCTCTATAAGCAGCAAATTGTACGAAAATACGCGGTTTGTTTTTCTTTTTTGTGGTGCGTGTAGTAGTCTTTTTAGCCATAAAAGTAATTACGAGTTGTTAACAGTATTACCACTGTTTTCTTTTTCAAAGTCATGTAGGGCAGCTGCTATAACTTGGTGCATATCATAGTATTTGTATTCTGCTAATCTACCACCAAATAATACATTTGGAAGTGTTTTAGTAAGCTCTTTGTATTGATTATATATTTTAGTATTTTTCTCGTTGTTAATTGGATAATATGGGGTTAAACCACGTTTCCAATCTTCTGGATACTCTCTTGTAATTAGAGTAAACGGCACATTTACTGGATCAAAGTGCTTATGTTCAATGATACGAGTGTATGGTACATCGGCAGCTGTATAATTAATTAATGCATTCCCTTGGTAATCTTTAACAGGAACTACTTCATGTTCAAAGCTTGTAGTTCTATAATCCAAGTCTCCAAATTGATAGTTAAAATATGCATCAATAGGCCCTGTGTACAATACTTTTTTAGCAATTTTATCCCAATTGCTCTTATCTGCTAAATAGTCAGTATTGAGTTTTACTTCAATACCAGCAAGCATTTTTTCTATAATTTGAGTATAACCACCAATCGGTATACCTTGGTATGTATCAAAATAATAATTATCGTCGAAATTTGTTCTTATTGGAATACGTTTAATAATAAACGTTGGTAACTCTTTAGGATCGGCTTTCCATTGCTTTTGAGTGTACCCTTTAATAAACGTTTCGTATAGTTCTGTACCTATTTCATTAAGGCACCATTCTTCTAAATTTTGCGGGTTATCTATTTTTACTTTACTTGCAAGTAATTTATCAATTGCTTCTTGTGGTGTTTTAACACCCCATAACTGATATAACGTTAACAGATTAATTGGAAACGAATAAAGTGTATCTTTATAATATACTTTCGGCCTATTAACAAAATTATTAAATGTTGCAAACTGGTTTACATAATCCCAGATTTTTTTATTAGATGTATGAAATATGTGAGGCCCGTATTCGTGTACATTAATACCGTTAATATTTTTGGTATATATGTTACCACCTATATGCTCTTTCTTCTCAAGCACTAAGCATTTTTTTCCTGCTTTAGTAGCTTCATATGCAAACACAGAACCATATAGACCCGAACCAACTATAAGATAATCGTACATGTTAGTATTATTATATAATAATACCGTAATTATTCAACTCAAGCTGCAGGGCCGTTTGGATCTTGATTAAGGTTACCACCAGCTGAATTCCAATGATTGGATGGAGTAGTTGCAGATACTGCAGTGTTTGGCCCGTTCACTAATGATGCATTTGTTTGTAATGTAGTAGGATCAGCAACCAGTGTTAGTGGTATGTTTTTAAAGTAATGGGTATGAGACTGGTTAATAACTAAACGTATAGTATCGCCATACTGTACATTACCACCTGTACCACCACCTGGTTTAAATATTTGTGCTCCGTTATCAGTTATTTTTGTAGATTCGGTAACTTGAAATTCTACAGGTGCTGTAACATGCTGCAAGTAAGTTTCACCTTTAATATATGTACCGCCCCCTACAACCACATTTTGACTTACACCCAGATTGTCATCAATAACTACTTGTTGACGGTTACGTGTTCTTAAAGTCATTAAATTAGCTATTACAGAAAGATTAGTACCACCATCAATATTAGTATCATCTGATGATGCTATATTAATCTGTTTACCAGCAATTGCCATTATAGTACCACCCAAATTAACCGGGCCAGTAGTTTTAATATCTATACCACCAGAGCCCACTAATAAACTATATCTATTACCAGCGGTTACTGTATAGTTACCACCAGGCATATCGTCGATGTGTGTATACTCTATAGCGGGTATTGTAGTGGCTGATAACCCCGTATTATTAAAATATTCCGTTACAGTTTTGTTTGTAGCATTATACCTGGTGCTATTAAATTTGTTAAACACTAAGCCGACGTTAACCAATTTGTGCTTGGTAATTGTCTCTATATAATTACCACCCTCCCCGAGTTCAGCTTCTGCTACAGCCATTATAGGGGTTTGTGTTGCTACTATATTCGTTAAATCTCCAGATTTACTACCTTCGTTTTGTGTTAAATAATCGGCTACAGGAGCATAAGCACCTAACCAATCGTTCATAGCAGATTGCTTTAAACTACCCGCTTTAAGGTAAAAATTACCTTGTATATTATTATCAAAGTCTCTACCCACAAATAAATTATTATGCCCGTATACAGTTTCAAATTTATCTTTTAATGTAAGATACTGTACATTTTTAGGGCTAAATAAGGAATTGTATTTGTTATTAAACTCTAAGAAACCACCAGCAAAGTGTGTAACTTTAAATGACTCTCTATCTGTAGTGTTTATAATTTCTATAGCAGCACCGCGTTGATTGATAACCATTTTATTACGGTAGGTCTGGGTGTTAAAGTCTTCTACATTTCTTATATTTTTACCGTTGCTTTCAAAAGTTTGCGGGTAGTCTTGATATGTACCGTCATCAGATTGAAATATACTTGCAAAATCGTCCTGCCCTAAAGACGTACCCATGTATACAGGGTAGGTTGGCATACCGTCTCTAAAAAATACCCAAACCTGTGCACCTACCTTTGGTACAGCAAAAACACCTTTAGCTGCGTTAGAGTAGGTAGAAGGTCGATACTGAGTACCGGTCGGGTTTACTTTACTTGTGTTATTTGTAGCTGTATCTGTAAAAGCATCTGTAACTCTAAAATTGTATTTTTCGTATACAAAACCAGGCTTTTCGCCCATTTGTTCTGTATTTAAATTAAATTGAGTATACGAGTTCGAAAAATTTGTACCAGATAAACTATAAGGAAATTCTGCGTCTGATACAGTCGACTTGTCTCTAAAAGCATTATAAGTACCTGAAGCGTTTTCTCCCATTATTGGGCTACATTGTTCTGCCCAAGGTAAAGAGTCTTTTAATTCATTTATAATTAAACTTAAATCTGAATTTATATTAATACCAGGAAACTTAAAGTTGCGGTCCTGCTTTAAAGCAGCCCACTTATTGTAAACATTTGCATTTACATGAGGTACCCACACCTTGACTCTGCCTCTGTATTCAGGGTCATTATTTTGTACTACTATACCAAGATATGTTGAAGAAAAGTTTTTCATTACGCGCTTAATGTAATTGTAGTAAGTTGTACTTGATTGCCGATAGTAGTGTTAGTTATATCGACTGTTATTGTTGTATCCCCAATAGATGTTGTATCTTCATATTGTATTTGAGTTGACCAATAGTATGGTACCATAAGATTACCTACTATTATATTATTGAAAGGTAAAAACGGACTTAAAACCGGGTATGTACTGTTTATAACAGTTTGTATGGTACTATTAGAAACAATTCTTCTATTCAAATCCGTATCAGCCATTATTAGATTACCGTTATTAGGGTTTGTATCTGTACCTGTTGGACCTATGTTAGCTATATTTGCTATAAAAATGTTGTTAGCTACTGTGTAAAAACTCTGTATTGCCCTGGATATTCCTGTAGGTAACAAGTTATCTATAATAGTATTATAAGGTACTGTACGAGTATTATTTAAGTTATTAGTATAGGATATATAATACAAGCTACCAACTGATTCGGAAAACTTTTGATAGTAAGAAGGATATTGTATAGTTATAGCACTTAGCACCAAACTATTAGAGTAATACATTGCTTCATCCCACCAATACTTGCCCCACAATAGCGGTAAACTATCAATAGTTGTACCACTTAAAGAAAATGAAAGATTAGTGACATCACTCCCGGCTAACTGAGCAAAAAAATCAATTTGAGAACCTATAGGGTTAGATGAGTACTGAGCTATATAATAACTCTGTGCTACATTTAGTTGAGTAGCAAAATCAGGTACCGTATACCCATTCCAATAAAATGTGGTATTATATAGATCAAATGTCTTTACAACTGATGTTGCCATTTATTATACTTACCCCTGGTTATAAGTGTTACAACACATCGTCCGGAATACGTGTGTTTTTATCCGCGTGTGGTTTAACTGCAGTAATTGCATTTATATAACCGGTTTGCGTAAACCGGTGCTCAACCTTAACTATGTACCATTGACCTAAAAACTTTTCGTCGAAATCTGAATCAATAGAACCTATTTGACGGTCTAATCCTATAAACCGGTTACATTTACGCAATGTAGTGCCTGGTGCTGTAAAGTGTAAACATTGATTTAAAAAGAAACCGGATTTAAGTATAGCGTTTCGAGCTTCCGGGTAACGTTCCAGTTTTGTACTACCATACGAATACGGTACTTTAGACACAGCTATTTCAGTCTTATTTTTGTTTAACGAAAGCAATGCTGTAGGGTTTTGATAATTTGAAAACTTTTTTACATAGTTATCTTGAAAGTAATTTTTTATACTATCAACAGTATTATCCGCAAAATCTATACTAAACTCTTTATCTTTTATACTATTACTTGCACAAGGCATATTAATAAACATAAACGCATTATCTAATGCTGCCATATCTACAAACTGATAGTTATTAACTGTACTCGTGCCACCTAAGTTTAAATTTAAATAATTTGTTGACGATTGAGGGGTTTTAAGTATTGAAGGTATTATAACACCTGTTTGTGTAGAAGATGTTAAAAAGAATTGCTCTGCTTGAAGCGGTCCAGCCTCACTACTATTAGTTACTGCTAAAGAAAGCTCTGTGGCTAATGAAGTTAAAGTCCACTCTTTTGTATAGCGGTTTCTATATAATAATGGAACATCTCCATTAATTTGCCCATACTTTTTACTTGCAACATGTCTATTAAAAAGATACTCTAAATCATCAATAGCGCTATTATTTGAGGGTGGGTGATAAAATATCTTACTTGCGCCAGGATCCCATTGAGAGTTAAAAGTTTGTACTTTACTTTTAGCGTTTAATGTATTCTCAATTAAACTTTTTATTGCTAAACCTGTAGGTACTTTTCGGTTATCATCCGAAAGCACACTCGATTTACCTTTTAAAGAAGGATATAAATCATACAGCGCTTTGTTAGTATTCCAGTTAATTGAATTAGTTTCTGCAAAAAGTTGATAATCGTATTCCCAAAAATAAAGTTTTATATTCTTATCACTTGGCTGTACGCCTGGTATATCTTCAACATCATACACTGAAAACAAATAATTTAATTCCCAACCCTCTGAAGGAAATATGTCTGTTTTTATATAATTTGTATCTAAAACTGGTTTAATGTTAATTAACAATAAATCTCTACCGTCGTTACGGAATTTATAATTTGCAGTAGAAGACATAAACTCATTAGGTCTTCTTTCTATAATATTTTCTTTGTTGTTAATAATAAGATACCCACGTTTAAACCACTCGCGTGAGTCTTCCTCTATAGACAATGTAACTAAAGCAGCAGTATTAATACCAAAGAGATTACTCTTACAATCATACAACGCCATACCAAACTCATAGGTTTGGTCATTAAGACGTATCCTTGTTGTTTGTGGTGCTTCAGTCATGTTACGTGTTTGTAGTAGTATTTAACTGAGCAAGTATTTGCCTTACATACTGAGGTGTTAAGTATTTTAACTGTGTACCCGCTTGTGGAAAAAATACCGGGTTTTGTATATTGTTAACAGAGCAAATTAACCACCATAATAGCGTAGTGCCATATAAATTATATGAAATTAATGTATACGACATTTCCCCATGAGGTACTGTATATACGTTATAGTATGACGGATCAAGATTGGCCGGAAAATTTGTTTTAGCTAAAATATTGTAAAAATAATCACTATTATCGTTTTGGTAAACGTTAAAAATATTTTCGTACCTAAAACTTTCAAGAGAAGGTAGTACGTTTATATTGTTCTGATTTGAAGGTGTTTGGTTCATATTTAACTTTCAGAAGTAGTAATGTTTATATTATTACTTGGATCTGCATTTGATAAAAATGTATTACGTGTGTTGAGCAGTACACTCGAAAAAATCAGACTTACTTTATACGCTTCAGGTATCATTTTAATATAGGGGTCGTTACTTGCAGTTCCCGCTACTTCACCGGTCTTAACATTTATATATCTTACATTACCTACATTTTCAATATTAATGCCGCTTAAATATGCTAAAGGTATGTTTTTATAGCCAGGTATATCAATACCATATAAGCATGGTGCATCTAAGAAATTAATGCCTTTTCTATTAGGTAAATTTTGATATGTTATAAGATAGCAAAACTCCCAGTTTTTTTGTATTTGAGTTACATCATCACCATGATCTATAGTGTTATATAGATAAAATTGTACCTGTACATCTTCTCTTCCAGATGCGCCGTTAAATGCATATAACTCTTCTTTTTTAAGGGTGCCTGCTTGAGTGCCTATTATAGATTGTGCTAAGCCTCGAGTTATATTTGTTGCACCGGTTAATACACCTATACCTTTTCCAATAGGGGACTTTTTAGCTTTATCTTCAAGCTGTGCGCTTCCACTTTCTCCTGACACGCTTTCTTCAGTAAGCGCATCGATAATTTGCCCCACACCACTGGCAGTTTTTTGTAAACCTTTTAGTATATCTCCATTACTACTACCCCAACTGTTTCCAACCTTCACCATATTTGCATTGGTGTAGTAAGGTAAAGCATATGTGAACCCGGTTTTTGCTACAGCATACAAACCTTGATAGGGTGCAAATGCAGTAGTTAAATTGTACGGAATCTTTTTCGTGGGGTCTGTTTTCGCAGAATCCAACCCTGCAGTATCTGGTAAAGTTACAGCTTTACCGGCTGCACTATTACCAAACAGAGAGTTAGTAAAATTTTTTAACTGTGTAACGCCGATATTACCGGCTACTGCAATATTATTAATCTCACCACGAAGGCTATACAAATAACCGCGTAACTCGCTTGATTGAGTTTGTTTATATTCTGTTAAAATAACTTTAGGGATATGCTTTCTACCTTCTCGTTTTGTTAGTGTCCAATCGAAATCATCAAATACGTTTATAACAGACTGTATAGTATTATTACCACTACCGGTTGAGTTACTACCAGTCTTACTGTTATTATTAGTAGCTGGTTTTAGTACTGGTGCACCTAACTCATCATCAGGAGCTCCCCACGTAAACAACAATGGTTCATAATTAGGTTTCTGGCTTCCTGTAGGTGGTGGTGGCTCGGGCTTAGCAACCGGGGTGTTTACCATATTAACATTTGCATTGTACATTAAACCACCACCTATAATTGAACCACCGGTATTTACAGTGGGGTTAGTGTTTGTAGTATTGCTACCGCCTGGGTTGTAGAAAGCCATTATAGTAATCCTCTCGCGTAAATCATATTATGTCTATACTTACTACGCTCAATGTAAGGTATATCTCTACTTGAGTTTTCTACATTAGCCTCTACGTTGTTTACATTAGAAGCATTATTAACAATAGTAGCTGTAGAGTTTTTAGATGAATTTATACTTTGCTGTGAAGCAGCTAATGGTTCAATAGAACTAATTAACGTATCTATCTTTTTCATCAGCTTATCGATATTTTCAGTTTGTACTTTAATGACCGGTAATTCATTTATTTCTTTAGCTTCAGATGTATTAACAACATTACCTAATTTTGCAGCTTCGGTAACCGCTAATTTTGTAGATACTAAAGATACAGGCATTGCAGGTCCAGCATCTGTCGTTATAGAAGGTATATTGGCACCTTGTACAGAGGTTTGATTGTTAGTAGCAGAAGCTCTTATAATAGGTGCTGTAACCGCTAAAGCGGCAGTAACAGCTAATAGCTTTATTAAATTAACACTATTAATTGTATCAACGAACCTCTTTAATGGATCTAAATTTATACTTAAATCTCCAAAAGATGATAAACTTTGCTTAAATGCTGTAATACTATTAGTAACTCTATCAATATTATCTGCCTGTTCCCCTATAGCTACTAATTGATCTAAAGGAGATTTTTGGCCTGATATTTTGCTAAATAACCCACCAACAAAATTACCTATACCAGCTATAGCTGTACCTGCTCCGAACCCGGCTATAGCTAAACCAAGCGCCCCTATTGCTACACTTACTTCTAATATTTTTAAAGCAGAAATACCTGCTAATTCCTTTAATTGATTGGTAAACGTGGTTAGTGGTTTGCTTATTGCTGCCATACCCACACTTAAAGGCACTAATGCAACCCCAAGTACACCAAGTGCAATAGCCCCTGGTATAATAAATTCTGAAACCAATCCTAATACAGCAGCTACCGCACCTAAACCAAGCAATGCAACAAAGCCTTTTCCGATTGTTTCCCAATTAAGTTCTGCAAATGTTTTAAGACCTTTACCTGCAAGCCATAACGCTCCCCCGAGAGCTGCCACTGCTGCAGCACCTACAATCATTTCTAAAGAAGAACCAGCTAACAACTTAGATGCTCCAATTAAACCTATTAAAGCAACCGATCCTTTAGCGATTGATGTCCAATCTACTAAACCAAACTCTTGAAACCCTTTTGCAGCAGCATATAATGATACGCCTAATATACCTATAGTAACTGCTCCTTTCATAGCATCAGTATCACCGAGTTTTTTAAGACCGTCACTTAGCTTACCCAACCCACTACCTATTGCACCCATTATACCAAGACCAGCTCCAGTATTAGCGGAAGCATTTGCAGTTGTTGGGGTACTGTTTACTGAAGTTGTAAATACTTTTTTAAGTGCTTCAAGTGCTTCTGGTTGTATTGTAGCCAGGCTTATTGGCTGTACTTGTACTTCTTTTAGTGCTGCTTCTTCTGCTGAAACACCACCACCAACACCCGCGCCTATCGCATTTGAAGATACGTTTTCTAATTTTTCTGATAAATTACCGAACAGTTCTTTTTGATCTCCATAAGACTTAGCATATCGTTCTTTATGTTTTATTTCTTCTTGATTATATGCTTCACTGTTTTTATACTCTGTTTTGTCGTATTTTTTAATAACGTCAATTAGAGTTTTTTCTAAATTAGTTCCAAGCTTAGCACTTAATGAATTTAAAGCTTGTGTTTGTAATACCGATTGCTCTAATTGGTCTTTATTATTTAACTCCGCACTTTTAATCAATACATTAATTCGATTGTTTAATACATTGGAATTTTTTTCCATTGCATCCAGCCACTTCTGTGGTATAGGGCCAGTTTCTTTAGGCCTTAATGCTGCCATTAAAGATGTAAGAAATCCCGGGTCGGCTGATTGATCTGCCATACTTAAATACTTAGGTACTGAAGTACCTTAAGGCTTATTGATTAACAATAAACAATGTACTATCTACTAATACAGTTAAATCACTTACTACTTCCCCAGTCTCTACATCTGTACCTGATACAGTTAATAAATCCTTTTGTATGCTTACGTATTTTTCCATGTACTTAAGTACGTCTTGAATTATACTATTTGGCATTTTTTCAAGTAGTGCATGTCGTTTTGCAAACGATAAATTACTATAACCGACTTGTTGTTCTTGATTGTTATAAAAAATGTTAATATCTTTAATAAATTTTGACACTTCACCCACGAAAGCGTCTCCTATTGTTTCAGTAATTTGTGCGCTTAATATTTGCTTATCATTAGCTGTTTTTTCGCGTAGTTGTTTTTCTAAATTGTATTGTTCTATGTATAGAGGAGAACCGACTTGTATTGTAAATGGTACCCCTGTAATAGTATCTGTACCTGGTACGGCAACAACTTTAAACTTGTTAATAATGTCTTGTAAATTGATATTAAATTTACGATTGTTTTGAAATAAAACATACCCGGTACCCGCTGTAGAAACACGCAATTGTACGGCTATAGCTGCTGCATCAATAGTTGTTAATAAAGGCACTACACCCGATTCGATGCAATTTTCTTGTATGATATTATATAATGCAATTGTAAATCTGGTTTGAAATACAGGATTATCAACAGCTGCTTTTAAAATATTTTTCTGTTGACCGGTATTAATGGTTTTAAATTTTACTTCCCTTGTTAAACTCGGTACATACACCGAAACTGTAACCTCGTTATTAATTGTATCCAATACGGATAGTATGTCATTAAAATTACTGCTCATATATAGATTTATGGTGCGTTGATAGGTTATCAAGTAAACTCACTTGGAGAGTTCTTTCCTATATCTAACGGCATACCATTGAATCCAGGAACGGACGTATCTCTACTCTTACTTCCAGAGTTAGCTTCTGATTGCTCTTTTTCTGCTTGCTGTACAAACAATGTCCAATATAATAATTGTTCAGCTGGTGTAATACTATCTACATATTCCGGTGTAAAATTAGCCTTGCTGATTAAATTTAAATTTATTTTATACAAATTTATTAAATCATCATTAAAGATTAGTTTACAAAATTCCAACAATACTTCAGTATTGGTCGACACCGACAGGTTTACAACATAGCTACCTGTATAAGGTGATTTAATAGATAGAAGCTTTGTGTCAGCAAGCGAATCTTCGACACGTGTTAATGATTTGTAAACCTCTGTAGCTAAAGTTAGTGGTAGTTTTTCAACGAGCTCTATTCTTTCTGAAAAAGTTAAACCTTTAAACGATAAAAACTTTTCGTTAACAGTCATACTATCTATACAAGAGGCTAACTGATAACTAAACATTTTTTCGGGTTCTATGTTAATAAAATTAATTTCGTCTATAGCCTTTACTATACTGTGGTTTATAGTTATGTTATTAAAAGTAACTGATTTATTGTAATGTATATTACCAAGTTTAGCTACCAAGTCTTCAATTTTAATAATATATTCAAACTTTTTCTTGGTATCGTTACAAACAGCTTCTAATTTAAGATCCGGACTTATACAGACTGATCGTATATTAAGCAATAGTATGATCTTATCTACAACGTTAAGTCCGTCCAGTAATATCCCGGGAGAAACGTGTTCAACTACTTGGTTTAAATGGTGTAAGAACTCTGTTGTATCATTGTTATAAAGGGATTTAACTAAGTCTTTATATAACTTAGCATTAACCTCTTTTACCCAGATTTTCTTATAATTAAATCCAGGTAACTTAATTCCATACGTAAAAGCCATTATATTGACTTACTATGTAGTTATTTTTTACCAGCTTTAACATTGAAACCGTTAACAAGACTATTGTTATAATTATTTAACATTGTATTATTATAATCTAAAGGTGTCTTACCAGGGTTGGCAGCAGCATTATTAACGTTTGAAATAAACGCATTATTTGCAGCCGGAGTTTTGTTTGTAGTGGCTGGTGCAGTAACAGGTACGTTACCTGATTGATTTGGGTCGTAAGATATTCTATAATTATTAAATACAAACCTCACACCTTCTATTCTTGCATCAGATTTACCATACGCATATGATGATTCGTTAATTGAAACAGGGGCACAGGCGTTAAATTTAAATACTCTTCGAATACCTGCATTTGTTTTATTATCATTTTTATCGAAATGATATACCGAAATAGGTATTTTTACATTTTGTAAAGAAGTAGAAGCACGAGAAATTAAACCATAATGGCCCACCAGCGTAATCCATGGACGTATTACAAAGTCAATAAATGATTTATTAGTTTCTAAAAAGCTAATAGTTAATTCACTGTATTTAATACGCATATTCGTGGTTACCCCTCCCACTAAACCACCTGCAGGGCCTAATAGAGGGTCTGTTCTTTCTACCCCTACACTCTCTCCTGGTATGTTAATTCCATTAGCAAATAAACATATTTGACCGCCAGCTGGACCATGTACTTGATTTTGTATTTCTTGTATTAAAGCACGGCTGACGTTTTTAACGTCCCAATTTTCTTCAAAATTTACCCATGGGTTTGCTTTTGAGTCTGTAAACACTGGGGGTAAACTTTCAAAATGTATAAGAAAGTTTGAATCAACCGGTATTTGAGTGTTAGGGTTGCTTAAAAATTTTACAAACATGTCAACTTCGGACATGTTGACTTGATTGTTTGCCTTTGGCCCTATTATGTTAGCCATTATCTACCCCCTAAACCACCAATTAAACTATTAATAGTTTTATTGACAAGTTTGTTAGCGACATTACCTACTGCCCCGCCGATCGACCTACCAAAATTGTTACCTAAGCTCAATCCAGACGCAACACCTGAATCAGGTCCTGTTGTCCAGTACTGATATGCAATAGATGCACCAACTTCCTGTATACCACCTGACTTCGTTAAGTCATATGCAATATCATCAATTTTAGTAATGAACGCACCTAATAATGTGTATACTTTAATTTCATTCAACGTATCATCGATTAATGATAATCTAATTATGTTGCTATTTAAATCTCTTGGTTCCATATTACCTACAGATTGATTTTCATCAAACGTATTAGTCATAGAATCTTCTAACATTGATCTTAAATTGTAATCTTGTGTGCAATAAAACTTAACTGCCCAATTTGCGTTGTCAAACTTTACAGTGCCCGGTATTTGAAAATCTAACCCCATAAAAGGAGCAGTAGTCGTGTTAATTGATTTACCAGGAAGGCTTGCTGTTTTTAAAAACACTAAATCAGGATCTTCAAGCTGTACACCATTAACATTAAACGTGGTTATTCTGAATTGAAAATCACGTGCAAATCCAACATTTGTTGCCTGTTGGTAAAAATCTGCTATTGTTTGTCCTGTTACTGATGCCATATATATACTTATGTTTGTTATGTCAATATATCTTCTGATGTCATATACTGAAAACCGATAGTTGCAGTTAATTTTGCTATATCTGCCCCTGACTTTGTTTCATATGTTATAGTACCAGTATTCTGTAAAAATGCTCCAACTAAAAAGTATTTACGTATTACTTGTGGTTCTGTTGAGGCATTACTTCCCTGAAACAAATTACCTGAATTAGAAAGCAAGTTTAATTCAATTTTACAATCCCACCAATTAGGTTTTTGTGATACGGAAGTGTGCTCATTAAATGTATCTACAGACCATTTCTCTAAAACATTTCTTAATATATAATCTCTATCACAGTAAAAAGATACATCCCAACTACCGGCAGCTTCAGGATAGCTTGCTACCATTGGTATGTTGTATTTAAAGGACTTAAAATCAACAGTTGTAGTGCTAATAACACGAGATGGTACTTTACCGTCTTGAGCATAAAGAAATAAATTATCTGTGTCAGACGAGGGCTTATATACATCGTCTGCTCCGTTCCTTGTAATTGCATTTATTCTAAACAAGTTAGTACGAGCAAATCCGCGCTTAGTAGCGGTTTGATAAAATGAGGATATACCCGTGTTTGCCATCATTAATACTTAATGTATAGACATAAAAAAAGCCCTGTTTTTAGCAGGGCTTTGTATATTAAAGCTTTATAACTTATACGTGTCTCCAGTATTGGAAAGCTAACTTAACCGTAAATGCTTCTGTTGGTTTACCAGCACCAGCATTATCATAACCAATTGAGCCAATAGATACTGGATATACACCGTATAGTTTATAGGTGTTAAGTACGTTTTGACTTTCATCGATTAAATCAAGTTGAATTAGTCTATCTGGACCGCGTAGTGAGAGGTTACCAGTGCTTGTAGCATCGTCAAATACATTGTTAATTTGCCAATCTTCAAGCTTTTTACGAATAACGCCTTTAAGGTCATTATAGAACTTAACTTCCCATCCTTCTGAACCTGTATAATCAACTGTACCAGGCACATTGAACTTTAGTCCCATGTAAGGTACCTGTTGGTTTTGAATTGTACGGTCCGGAAGATTTTTTGTTGTGATATAAACGAAATCATCTTCGTTGAACGTATCTTGACCAATCGAACGCACTCTCATCATGAAATCACGAGCGAAACCGCGTTCTTGTGCTACCCTGTAGAAGTCTTGTATTGTCTGTGCCATGTTAAATATTTAGGTTGAGATTATAATAACTCGTTAAAGTTTTGCGATGTCTTAGTAGCATAGAAGTTTACCAAGATAAACTCTGCTGTACGAACTGGCTTAATATAGATGTCAACAACTAATGTGTTATCGTCAACTACGCTTGGCGTGTTGTTCGTAGAATTACATACTATTAAGTAATCGTATAAACCTTGAGTGTTTTTAGCTAATTCAAATACAGGTGTTAATGTGTTAATAACTCTGCTTTGTGTGAATGTTGTATTAGGTTCAAACACGAAGTATTTTAATGTTTGTAATGCAGACTTTTCTAAGAATAAGAATAGACGGCGAACATTAATACGGTCAAACGCACTTGGGTTCTTCATAAGCGTCTTTTGACCGAATACTGTATAACCTTCATTTGGGAAGTATACTACAGGATTAAGAGCTACTTTATAAAGTAAGTCGCGTTGTTTTTGCTGTGGGTTAACACCGATGTCAGCAAGACCGTTAATAATACCACGGTTTAAACCAGCTGGTGCAGTCCAGAAATAATTATTAGCATCAGATGCTGTAATCATTGCTGCAGCAAAACCAGAGAATGGTAACCATACACCTTGGTTAGTGTAAGTGTCTTGAACCTTAGCCCAGTTAGCATATGCTGTAGCATAGCTTGTATTGAATGAACCGTAAAGGTTACGTAGAGGCCAGTAAATGTTAGACGAGAAATTATTTGCCTTGTTGTCAAGGGTCTTGTAATTTTTACCTGTTACGAATACATGACGTAATGGGTCTGAAATAAAGAGGTGATCTTTACGACGGAATTGAGCAAACTGCACGAACTTGTTTGTGATGTCAACCCAAGCATCAACTAAATCGTTGCTTACTGGATTACCATCTGAAGCTGTAAGTGCTGCTAATTCTGTTGTTAGTTCTGCCCATACTGCAGTGTCATCATACTCTGTACCAGCACCTTCTACTGCTTGTACAGCAGCAATTGTTGATAGACCAGCATCAAGTGTGATATCGACGTCTACTAACTCGTTGTTTTCAGCAGCATTGAGAACGTAGTCAAGTTTTGAACTTACATCGCCAATAATTTTTGCACTATTAAGTGGTAAGCTGTCTGAATATACGCCTAAAGCATAAAGCGAGTTAGCAGGCATAAACGAACCGTTTGCTTTAGCAAGATAAGCTGAAGCTACTGAGTAGAATGTATCACCGTCAGTACCAGTTGACTCTTTAAGTACTCTTACTGTCTTTGTCGAGTTACCGTTGTTGTCAAGCCAATTTACGAGAGAAGAAATATTTGGGTTAACATGTACTTCAATTGTGCTCGAGCTGTTGTTAGCAACAGTCTGTATAAAGCTTGATTGAGGCGTACCACCATTAACGTCTTGAACTGTACGATTTACATATAGTGAACCTGCATAACCTTCTTGCAATACATACTGTAATGTGGTTGTATTAATCGAGAACGGTGAAGGGCGTAATTTAAATAATGATAAGATTAATGAATCGCTATAACCTGTTTGAGCGATATTGTAAGTAGGAATGTTTTCAATATCGTGAGAAAGACTATTAATTACTGGTAATGGTGCAGCACTTAGTGTGAAACCAATACGAGTTGTTGGAACTGTAATATAAACAGATGAATTAGTATCTGCATACTCACCATCAACAAAGTATGTGCTACCAATAGTTTGTACTGTAACCGCATCATCAAAGTTAGATGTAGGATTATTGCTTAAAGCGTCAGCTAAGTTAAGATAATAGCCTTCGAAATTTTCGTTAATTGTTGTTTTAGCTGTGTTAACAACAACGATACCAGCGTTACCGATATCGGTAACTACGTTTGAGCCGGAAACAACAAAGCTACTTAAACCTACATTACCTGTAGTAGCAGACCAGTTGATACCACCTTGAGAAATTTGTGTGTATTGATCTGAAGTTAATGCAACTAATGCAGGGGCACCAAAATAATAACCCTGAGCTGAGCTCAATGGAATTGTACCCGCTGTAGCAGCTGTAGCTGGATATGTCGTTGTATTGCCAGGAATTGGTAATACTGGAAATGCTAATGCACTATAATTGCTTGCTGTACCTTCACCTGTACCATCCCCGTAAGGAATACGAACTGCTTTGATCGTTGGATTATTACCAGCTGTAAATAACTGATTTACCGCATAATAAAAATAACGTTCCGCTGCATTTGTAGGTGTACCGAAAACGGTTTGAAAATCGCTAAGAGAAGCCAACTCGACAATTTCATAAGTTGGGCCTTGAGGCGCAAAACCGGTTACTAAAACATTAGTACCGACTGGAGTTACTGCTCTTGTAGATAAATCAATTTCACGAATTTCTACACCTGGAGATTGGATAGTGCGTGTGGATGCCATAATAGTTAAGTTTCTATTATTATTTAGGAGTTTTTAGCTCTGAAACTTAGACTTTATTAAAGTAATTGAGAGTTTAACTGGCTAAATGCGAATGTAAAAGAAGATTCTATCTGCTCTCCATCCCTGTAATTATAAGTAATTTCTCCAAGATTTGTAATAAAAGCTTTTATGTAATCCCACTGTATTACTTTGTTGTTATACTCATCTAAACCGTAAACAGTAATATTGGTTTGATAGTTATTTAAATCAGCAATTTTTTCTGGAGATATTAAACCGTCGTAATTGTATGTACTTTGACTTGAATCATTGATAACATTTAACCAATACCACAATACCCACCAGTTATTAAATCCATTGTCAACAGTAAAATTAACTGTTATTGGTTTATAAGCTGATCTTGTATAACTTGTAAATTTAGCAGTTTGAGCAGAGTACGGTATATCTACTTCTGCTACAACTGTTTCAGGTACTACTGTACCGTAAATTGAATACTGTAAAGAGTCTAAATTAAGAGAATTAGATGCTCGACTGTTTTGATATGTTTTGTTGACAGTCTTTAATATAGGTGGCAAGTTCAAGACAAGTAAAAACTTGTCTTTTCTATTTTTATTAAGAATCGATTGCTGAACTGTATCGCTCATCTAACACTTACTTACGGAAGTGTTTGTTATTGATAATGTAAAATTCCTTAATAACGCTTTGTTCAGCTGCTACTTTTTGTGTATTAGCAGGTGTAACCTGATTCATTATCTGACCCGCAGCAGGCTTTTTTCTTGCGTTATCGTTTTGAGCTTTTTCAATTTCAGCTAATTTATTCAGTGCATAGTCAAGAATACCTTTACGGTCTCTGCTTTGTACTTTGCTGAGTTGTGCTGCTACAGCGTCTATAGCTTTTTTAGCATCCCCCACATTAACACGACCACTACCTGCAGGTGCTGGTGCAGCAGGTGCTGCAGGTAGTGGTGCGGGTGCAGCTGCTGGAGCTGGAGTTGCAGAAGCTGTATTAGCTGTCGGTGCTGGTGCATCTGCTGCAGGTGCTGTATTAGCAGCTGTTGCAGGTTTACCGGTTTGATTTAAATTCTTGTTTGTAATATCACCAGCTAAGCCAGTGTTTTGTTTTGCTCCTTGATAACCGTATTTAGCACCAGCTTTAAAGCTATGACCAAGTCCTTGTGCAGCACCACCAACAGCACCAACTGCTTGACCTAAGCCATTTGCAGTAGCGCCCGCAACTTGACCTACAGCTGCAGGTACATTAGCTAAACCATTAGCTAATTTAGTGCCATATTTCTGTATACCGCTTTTTAAATGTGAGCCTAATTGACTAAGAAAACCAGGTTTCTTTTTTTGAGCTCCTGCTAAAGGGTATGTGGAATTTGCACCTGCAATATCAGAAGGATCCCCATTTGGGTTTACGTCTTCGTCTTCGAGTTTTTCTTCTTCTTTCTTTTTACCACGTGCAAAAGATTCAAATGCTAAGCAATAGTTTTTATCGCTTGTAGTATCTAAATGTTTTAAAACCTTTTCAATACACATTACTGTGAGTTTAATATCATTATCTTGCTCGTCTGCGTTTTCTTCTATAATTGAGCGACCACCTTGACGTGATTCTATAGCATGCTCAAAAGCCAAATATGTACTTTCAGGCAGTACCTGTGAAATAATATTAAACTCTTTTAAAATAGTCTCAGGAGAAGAACTCTCTACGAGTGATTCAATTGAATTATTTTCTTGTACTACGTTATATTTTTCGGCTAAAAGCTTTACGTTTGGCATAATGTATCTTAATACTTACGCAAATAGAACGTATTTCTCTGTGAATCAAATCCAATCTCTATATTACTTGTACTAAGCTTACGAGGATGACCGGATTTAATTTTATTTATATCCAATCCATAACGCATGATAATTTCATTAGCTTTATTATGGGTTATCGGGCCAGCTCCAAATTCCTTCTTTTTAAGGTTATGTACTGGTACAGTATCGTCTTTCTTTTTCTTGTGCATTTGAGCTACTATACCAATATTTCTAATTTTATCAGAACCCAAGCTACCTAATTTACTCATACCCGCACCGAGTTGTTGATGGCGAGGACCTCGTTTATTAGTAATACCCATAAACGATTTAAAATTCATTTCCTGTAAACGCTGTACACTATCTAATGATAATTTCTTATCTTTCTTTGCAAGTATACCTTGTACAAGTCTTTCCACGTCTCCTGATCTACGTAGTTTTTTGAAAGCAAGGTTTTCAGGTGAAAACTCTCCACCTTTGTCTAAACCAGCTTTTCTGAGTTCCATGAACTTTTCTTTAGCTTTTTCAGCACATTCTACATCACATTCATCACTTAAAGCAAAATTAATCATATCTAACATCGCTTGTTTCTTTTTACCAACAAGTGAAAGATCTATTTCTGCTTTTTCTTTAGTTGCGTTTGGTTTCTTTAACCAATCATCGTTTTTAAGGGAATACACTCCAGTAGAATGGTGCGGTTCATTTATATCTTGTATATAAACCTCTACGTCATAACCTTTTATAGTAATATCACGTGTTGTGTTCCAAACTGTTTTTTTAGCATTAAAATAGTCTTTAAGTAATTCAGTCTCAACTTTATACTCAGTAAAATCTGTGATAATGTGTAAATCAAAATCACTATACTTTGTGTAGTTAAAGTTTGCTAATGAACCAGTTAAAGTAATATCTTCAACATCAACTTCAATATCAATTGTATCTAAAAATGCTTGAGCAATTTCCAGGAGCTTATCTTTAATTTCTGGCTTTAGCTTGCCATTTTCCCACAATTGCGGGTTAAGCTCATTATGAAACTCAAACGTAAGGTTCTCCATGTAAGTTATTACTTACTTAAAACTTATAACTTAGCCTTGTAAAAAAGTCTCCAATAAAGTACAAAGCTTCGTGTATACGTCTACGTACCCAACGTACTGGTTTAGTATAAAAGAAATATCTATTAACCCAGCGACTTCTTTCATATAGCATTTCTGCTTTTACTTGATTCCATTTCTCAATACGTTCAGTATTGTCTACCTTTTCAAACTTAGATACTTCAATTACATCGATTTGCCCTTTAGTGAATGTTGCAGTAAACTCTACCCAACAATCATTATTACCTATTTTTTCATTTGGTACATATTCGTAAAATTTAAGGTTACCATGGTAATTTTGATCTTCCCAATTCTTTTCGGATACTTGCAAAAGCAGTCTACCGTTTTCGATTTTGTAATTAGCTAAACACTCTATTAACCCCTTAGCTTGAAATGACGTACAGTTATTGGGTAATCCCTCTTCCCACATTTCGTCTGTCCAAGGCAATTTATCTTTTACTGTTATTGTATCAAACATTCCCATACAGTTAATATAGTGTATTTTTGCTAATAATCCATAAGTATTTAGTCTATAGTATGCCTAACGAACTCAAACTGTTATCAGAAAAATATACTCAAATATTTAAAGAATATGATGCTTCGTGGTCAACCGGTGGTATGGGCGGAACAGCCTATGCAGGTAGCGAGCAAATGGCAGAAGATGAAGAAAGTGCATTAGACCCACTACAGCCAAGTACAGCTTTAAGTTCCCAACTCGTTGGTTTATTTGATCCGGTTACTTCTGAAGAAAAGAAACAAACCGACGAAGCTTTAAAAGAACTTGAAACAGTTTTAAATAAAATTACAAAAGATATAGAAAGCTGGCAACACAAATACACAAAGCTCGGGGCAACCGATACTGTTTCAAGAGAACAATTATTTCAATATATAGCTAAATCAGTTTTAGGTATAAAAAAATTAGACTGATATGTTTTCATTTAAACAATTTTTTCTTTTAAATGAAGGTGGTGCTGGTGGACATATGCTACACCCGCTCAACTTACCTGAAATTAAAACAGGTAAAGAGCTTTTAGAATTATATGAAAAGTCAGCTCATTATCTTGCACTAAAAGGTGCTCCGGTTAAAATTGATGGTACTAACGTTAGTGTGCGGTTAGTAGATACTGAACACGGTAAAGAGTTTGCTATCTACAGGGGCGCTAAAATAGACATGGAAGGACCTCCCGCTACACTCTCTTATTTAAATACCCGTTTTGCGGAAAACCCAGGTGCAATTAAATCATACGAGCAGGTATTAAATATTTTTAACAAAGCCTTACCACAGACAACAAGAGAGCTGAAAGAGTTAGGCTTGTATAATGATCCAAATATTTTCTTTAATACTGAATTTGTAGCTGGTACTTCTAATATAATAGGGTACAATAATAAATTTTTAGCTATTCATTATCCTGCTAAAATTACAGAAAAGTTTAGCGCTAAAAAAGGTACAAAGAGTTATGGTAGTGAGCATTTACCTTTTAATGCTGATGTTTTAAATGCATATGCTAAAAAAGTTAATGCAGTAGCACAAGAATTTGGTTTTAATGTTATACATCAGTCTATAGCAAAAATGACTGGTAAGCCTAATTTTAATGCAGCGTTAAGTTCAGAATTAACTATTAATGGTAAAACTAAAACTTTAAAACAGTGGTTAAGTACAGCTGTTAATCCGGCTAACAAAGTAATTAAAAAATTGGGTGGTGCTAAACCAGTAGCTGGTATTAATCAGGCTCTGTATTTAGATGTAGTACAAAACGGGGTTGATATTAACAGTATAGTTGCACCAGAAAGTTTACCGGTTGCTACAAATTGTATTGTATTTTGGCATGCAACAAGATTACTTGGTAAAGCTATACTTGATGCAATGGACTCAGATTTAGGTAAACCTTCTCAACAAGAAGGTGTTGTTATAAACAACCCAGCTGTATCAGCTTATCAATTTAAAATAACAGGCGACTTCTTTGTAAGAAACGCTGAAGCAAGCCCCTACAGAAAAGAACCTACTGGTCCTATTAAAACAGCTGTCATAACTTATGGTAGATTTAATCCGCCAACTGTTGGACATCAAGCTTTGTTACAAACATTATCTCAAACTGGTGCACAAAATAAAGCTCAATTAACAGCTATATTTCCTTCTCATACAATTAATAGAGACAACCCGTTACCTTTTGATCTTAAAGCACAGATATTACAAACTATATCCCCTAAGAACGTTCAAGTATTACCAGACGGTAAGACTCTAATGGCAGTGCTTAGTTTCTTAAGTAAAAACGGATATAACAGGGTTATTCATATAGCTGGTTCAGATCGTTTACCTGAATATGAGCGTTTAATTAAACAATACGTAAATAAGCCAGATGCTCATGGAGATATTGCATACAATATACCAGACTACACGTTTGTAAGCTCTGGGGATAGAGATCCAGACGCTGAAGGTGTTACTGGTATGAGTGCTTCTAAAGTAAGAGCAGCTGCTCGTGCTAATGATTATAAGTCTTTTAGTGCTGGTATAGCTCAAGGCTTACCCGAACAACTAAAGCAATTAGTATTCAATACTATTAAAAATAGTTAAATTTTAATTTAATTTAAACATAAAAAAAGGCTAACGTTTTACTCGTTAGCCTTTTTAATTTTAAGCGACTAATTCTTATTTGAATGTCGCGACTGAAGCTAATGCAAGGTAAGTCGAGCTACCTGTCTTCGTTAACGATACTGTGTATACGTCAACCGAATTTGCATTACCTGAACTTGGAGCTGTACCACCCTGCCACTTTGGCGTTACTGCACTACCGTCAACTTGTAGAGCTGTCTGATAGTAAGGTGTATTGCCGTTAGTTGTAAGTAGCGCAATTGTAATTGTCTGACCTGTCGACATTATACTGTTTAGTGTAGTACCGCTGTTACCACGAATATTTAACGTCCAATTATTAGCATTACTATTTGTGTAGTATTGTATACCTTGTGTTAATACATCGAAGTTAGTTGTACTTGATGGAGCCGAAGCTGTGTTTGTTGTACCTTCAAGTACTGAGTTTTCAGTTACATAACCTGTTGCTGTAATATTAGCAAACGTTACATTACTTGTAGTATTTAAGGTTTGGTTAGCGCCCGGGCCTGAATAACCGGACCAGCCAGATGTACCAGAGTAGCCTGAAGTACCGCTAAAGCCACTATAGCCTGATGTACCAGAATAACCTGATATACCAGAGTAGCCTGAAGTACCGCTAAAGCCTGAGATACCACTGTAACCACTGAAGCCGCTTATACCGCTGTAACCAGACGTACCAGAGTAGCCTGAGGTACCGCTAAAGCCTGAGAAGCCAGATGTACCAGAGTAGCCTGAAGTACCGCTAAAGCCACTATAGCCTGATGTACCAGAATAACCTGATATACCAGAGTAGCCTGAAGTACCGCTAAAGCCTGAGATACCACTGTAACCACTGAAGCCGCTTATACCGCTGTAACCAGACGTACCAGAGTAGCCTGAAGTACCGCTAAAGCCACTATAGCCTGATGTACCAGAATAACCTGATATACCGCTATAACCGCTAAAACCGGAAGTACCGCTAAAGCCTGAGTAACCAGATGTACCGCTGAAGCCACTAAAGCCTGATGTACCAGAATAACCTGAAGTACCGCTAAAGCCTGAGAAGCCAGAAGTACCAGAGTAGCCCGAAATACCAGAGTATCCCGAGAAGCCTGAATAACCAGATGTACCAGAATAACCCGAAGTGCCAATGCCAGAATAACCTGAGTAACCAGAAGCACCTGTAGCACCTTGACCGATTGGTGAACGTAATACTGAATAGTTAGTAGTACCGTTATATATGAATGTAGCAGATACTGACGACGAACTTGTTGAGTATGCGTAAACCTGTGTTAAGATTCTGTCTGCTGCATTTAGTGTTGTAATACTATTTGTAGCATAAGATACTTTTTGATATGTTGTAGTTGTATCTGTTACCGCACCAGAATCTGCACTTAATATTAATGTACCTGTACTGCTTGTTGCATTGACCCAAGTATATACTTGGAATACAAAGTTTGCTGAATTTGAATTTACTTTACGGAAAAATTCAATATCCCACAGACCTGCAGGTATTTCTGTTAGCCCAGGTTCACCAGCTGGTGTTAAATAACCATCAATTAATACTGGGCTTGCAAGTGAGCTATTACCGGTAGATACTACAACAACGTCATCGTTTACTGAACCACCGCCTGGTTGTAATGTCAAACTTTCATAAGATGTTTGATCACTATCTGTTTCATTGAAGAAGTATGTTCTACCGTATACCGATGCGCCTGTTTGACCAGACCAACCAGATGTACCAGAGTAGCCACTGATACCGCTAAAGCCACTAATACCAGAGAAGCCGCTAAAGCCTGAAGTACCGCTAAAGCCGCTAAAGCCTGATGTACCAGAATAACCTGATGTACCAGAGAAGCCTGAGAAGCCAGATGTACCACTATAACCGCTTATACCGGAATAACCGCTAAAGCCTGAGATACCGCTAAAGCCTGAGATACCGCTATAACCGCTTATACCGCTAAAGCCTGATGTACCAGAATAACCTGATGTACCAGAGAAGCCTGAGAAGCCAGATGTACCAGAGTAACCTGATGTACCACTATAACCGCTAAAGCCGCTTATACCGCTAAAGCCTGAAGTACCAGAATAGCCTGAAATACCGCTAAAGCCTGATGTACCAGAATAACCTGATGTACCAGAGAAGCCTGAGAAGCCAGATGTACCAGAGTAACCTGATGTACCACTATAACCGCTAAAGCCTGAAGTACCAGAGTAGCCTGAAATACCAGACCAACCTGAGAAGCCGGAAGTACCGTCATTACCAGCAAATCCTTGTACGCCAGGATCACCTTGAGGACCACTATAGCCACTGTAACCTGACCAACCGCTAATACCGCTATAGCCTGAGATACCACTATAACCGGACCAACCAGATATACCACTATAGCCACTTATACCAGAATACCCACTTATACCAGAATAACCTGAAATACCGCTATAACCTGATATACCTATATATCCGCTATAACCTGAGATACCACTGTAACCGGAAATACCTGAATAACCACTGTACCCGCTTATACCACTATAACCAGAATAACCTGACGAAGCAGAAGCACCGTTAGCGCCAGAGTAACCAGAATAGCCTGAGTAGCCTTGCAAGTTTGCGCCACTCATTGAAATTGTACCTGTAACTTCGAAGTTACCGTCAAAGTGAATTGTGTTGCCTACTTGTGTTACTAAGCTATTACCAAGTGTTTGATTACTTGTCCATAATGCAAGGTAACCGCTTGTACCGTTGTTTGTAGAACCGATTTGAGTTGCTGGATATTCAACTACAACACCTGTTGAATCGCTTGTAGCGATTAACATTGGCTTAATGAACGAGCCACTTAATGAAGGAGCTGTATCTGTTAATGCACCAGCTGTTTGATCAGATAGGTAATAACCGTAACCATCTGTTAAACCAGAGAGGTTTGAAATTTGACCGTTGTATACGATTGTAAACTGACTTCCTGTTGCGTCTTGTACGATACCAATTGCATCAACAGTAGAAATACTGTCTGCTTTTGCACGTAGGTACGAACCACTCTGATCTCTGTAAATTACAGTACCAGGTGTAAAGTCGTTTGAATATGGAATTGTTAATTGTAATGTTGCGTCAGCACCACTGATACCAGACCAACCAGAGTAGCCTGAGTAACCAGAAATACCTGACCAACCGCTAATACCGGACCAGCCGCTATAGCCACTGATACCAGAGTAACCTGAAATACCAGACCAGCCAGAGTAACCGGAAATACCAGATATACCTGACCAACCGCTAATACCGCTAAAGCCGGACCAGCCACTTATGCCAGACCAACCGGATATACCAGACCAGCCTGACCAACCTGAAATACCGGAGTAGCCAGAAGTACCGCTGAAGCCGCTAATGCCAGACCAGCCACTATAACCGCTAATACCTGACCAACCAGACCAGCCTGAAATACCAGACCAGCCACTAAAGCCAGAAATGCCTGACCAACCTGAGGTACCGCTAAAGCCTGAAATACCAGACCAGCCAGAAATACCTGACCAACCTGAAATACCAGAGTAGCCTGATGTACCAGAGAAGCCTGAAATACCAGACCAGCCGCTATAACCGCTAATACCAGACCAACCGGAGTAGCCAGAAATACCTGACCAACCGCTTATGCCAGACCAACCTGAGGTACCAGAGAAGCCTGAAATACCGCTCCAACCTGAAATACCGCTAAAGCCTGACCAACCAGAAATACCGCTATAGCCAGATGTACCGCTAAAGCCCGATATACCGGAGTAGCCTGAGAAGCCACTAATACCGCTCCAGCCCGAAGTGCCAGAGAAACCGCTAATACCAGACCAGCCAGAGATACCTGACCAACCTGAAATACCGGACCAGCCGCTATAACCAGACGTACCAGAGTAACCGCTGTAACCACTAATACCAGAGAAGCCGCTAAAGCCTGATGTACCAGAATAGCCTGAAATACCGCTAAAGCCACTAATACCAGACCAGCCAGAAATACCGCTAAAGCCAGACCAGCCGCTAATACCTGACCAACCTGAAATACCGGACCAACCGGATATACCAGACCAACCAGAGAAGCCTGAGTCACCTTTTACTTGGCCAACGTTTGCCCATACACCATTACCGTATACCCATAAATCGCCAGATGCTTCATCAATAACACCATTACCATTAACTGCGCTTGGGTAAGCTGTATTTAATGTTGTTTGAGGATCGACTCCGACTGTAGGAACTGTACCAATAATAGTTACTGACGTACCATTTGTACCAGAGTAACCAGAGAAGCCTGAAATACCAGACCAACCTGAAATACCTGACCAACCGGAGTAACCGCTAATACCGCTAAAGCCACTAATACCAGACCAGCCAGAAATACCTGACCAACCGCTTACGCCGCTATAACCAGAGAAGCCAGAAATGCCTGACCAACCAGAGAAGCCTGAAATACCGCTAAAGCCTGAGAAGCCAGACGTACCACTGAAGCCTGAAATACCAGACCAGCCTGAGATACCACTCCAGCCACTAATACCAGACCAACCTGAAATACCGCTTACGCCAGACCAACCAGAGTAGCCTGAATAACCAGACCAACCAGAAATGCCTGACCAACCAGAGAAGCCTGAGGTACCAGAATAACCTGAAGTACCGCTAAAGCCTGAAATACCACTAAAGCCGCTAAAGCCTGATATACCAGACCAACCGGAAATACCAGAAATACCAGACCAACCGGAAATACCGGACCAGCCTGACGTACCGCTGAAGCCAGAAATGCCTGACCAACCAGAGATACCACTAAAGCCTGAGAAGCCAGACGTACCAGAATAACCCGAAATACCGCTCCAGCCTGATGTACCAGAATAACCGCTTATACCAGACCAGCCAGAAATACCTGACCAACCGCTTATGCCAGACCAACCAGAGATACCACTCCAGCCTGATGTACCGCTAAAGCCCGAAATACCGGACCAGCCTGAAATACCACTAAAGCCTGAGAAGCCAGATGTGCCTGAATAACCCGATTGTCCAGACCAACCTGAGAAGCCGCTGAAGCCAGAAATACCTGACCAACCAGACCAGCCTGAAATACCTGACCAACCAGAAATACCGCTCCAGCCTGAAAAGCCTGATGTACCGCTGTAACCAGATGTACCGCTAAAGCCAGATATACCGCTCCAGCCACTATAGCCAGAGATACCAGACCAGCCTGAGATACCAGATACACCAGACCAGCCACTATAACCGGACACACCGGAACCAGAGTAACCAGAGAAACCTGATACACCGATTGGATTATAAACTGCAGAAAAAGCGCCTCGATTGGGTAATGACATAAATTTATTGGGTTATTACAAATTATTTATATCTTTTAAGTGGGCTTTTTAATAATTTATTATAAAAAGCCTTAATTTAGTTTTAAACTAAATATATCCCGAACAGCTTAAGATTAGAAGTACATTTGATACCAAGTCGGTACACCACCCATTACCCCTGCATATACCCAAGTGATAGGTTGAGCTCCAAATTGTCCACCGAGCGGAACATAAGCTGCAATATAAGAAGCACCTTGACCAAATGGATATACTTGACCACCACCTTGGAATTGTAGTACAGCTACTTGTCCTGAGGCTGGTTTAAATATTAAGTAAGCTACTCCAGCCGGGGTTGAAGCTGTACCAGCTCCTGGATCCCACGTACCAGCACTGGTAGCTGTAAAAGTAAATCCTGAATAATTTTGTGATGCACCTACAGAAGACCAATTAGTATCGCCAGGTGTTACAATTGTATATACAGTACCCGGAACAAAATAACCGGCACTAACTATATTAGTTATTGTGACACAAGGAGCACTAATAACATCCCCCACGTTTGGGCTTGAAGGAAATTCAACTACTATACCATACGTACTATTAGTGTGTATTGGTCCATCATTTACAATAAGTGTTTTAGTACCACTACTAAACTGTTTACCGTATACAGTTTGAGAACTTAACGTTAAAGGCGAATTGCTATATAACCCTTCAACATTCCCAGTTAATGTATATGCAGTCCAATAATTATCAGCTTTTGTGCTTACAACTATAACATCAGAATAGTTAATAGATCCACTTCCTGTACCTGCTGCACCAGAATAACCTGATATACCGCTTGCACCTGCAGTACCAGAGTAACCTGATATACCGCTATAACCAGAAGCACCATTGGTACCGTTAGTACCAGAATAACCTGAGTAACCAGACTTACCTGAAAAACCTAAACCACTAAAACCGGATATACCAGACCAACCAGAATAGCCTGAAGTACCTGTAACTGATTTATTCCAAACAGCTGTATTAGTTAAAACTATACCTGGGTTGGTTGATGAAGCTAAAGCTACATATAAATTTTGACCGTTAGTAACAATGTCGTTAATACTATATGTTTGAGTGTTGTCATATTGACCACGATAGTTGAAGCCTAAACTATCTATACCACTATAACCGGAGTAACCAGATATACCAGAGTAACCGGAAGTACCATTTACACCTATTATACCGTTTATACCGGAATAACCACTAAAGCCTGAAAAACCAGAAATACCTGAATAACCGCTATAACCTGAAACACCGGAACCAGAATAACCTGACCAACCACTATAACCACTCTTACCGGACATACCACTTATACCATTAGTACCATTTGTACCACTATAACCACTATAACCCGATACACCACTAACACCATCGAAAACCGGTACACCACTTAAAAGGTATGTGCCAAGAATATTAAAATCACCATTAATAGTTGTGGTGGCGTCTATTATAACATCTGGACCGCTATCAAATATACTACTATTACCTAAAGAATGGGCACCAGTCCAACGTGCTAAATAACCACTGGTACCATTGTTTGTACTACCAATTATTACTCCAGGAAATTCAACAACCACACCAGTTGTTGTACCTGTACCAATTAATACCGGTTTAATGACACTACCACTTGCAGTAGGAGCATCTGTTGTTATTTGACCGGGTACTGTGTCTGAAAGGTAATAACATGTAGCATCTTCAATACCAGTTAGTCCTGAAATATAACCATTAATAACATATGTGAATTCGCTACTATTTGCAGATTGTACTACCCCTATAACTTCAGAAGTATTAATATCGTTTGCTAAAGCTAAATCGTAACCACCTGTTGTTTTATAAATTGCTTGACCTGCACTAAACGAATTTGTATATGTTACAGATTGGTTGTTAGCGTTAAAGCCTGAATAACCAGATATACCAGACCAGCCACTAACACCCGAATAACCAGAGTAACCAGATGTACCACCACCACCTGTTGAAAATATGTGTAAGTCAGTATCTGTCGTACCTGTATCGTACCAGTATATATAAGGCACACCTGCAATAATAAGACGAACCTGTAATGATTGAAATCTTATTGCTTGAGGTATTGCTGCATTAGCTGCTGCTTTTGCTGCGGTTTCGTTTGGTCCATAATAAGGACCTGACCACGTATCAACCGGTACCGGGTTGACTGGTTGTATACCAAATGGAATTTCTAAGCCTGGAGTTAATGCCATGTTACGAGAATGTTACTAATAGTTTATGCGAAGGACTATATGGTATAGCGTTCGTCATAGTATATAGGTTATAGGTAGTAGGAGTTCCACCCACTGTTATGCTTACCGTGCTTTGAGTGCTGAAGTGATCTGTCAAATCAACAAAGAATGCATTTGCATCTATAATAGTTACTAAATTGTTTGCAGCAGGTAAAGCTACTGTAAAGTTGTTATAAGTCGTTCCTGTCCAGAAATTGAATGGATTTGCGCCATTTGTGTACGTAGAACTTAAGGCTTGTACATCGCTTGAAGTAGTTGGTACAGCTGCAGAAGGACCAAAGTATATTACACCAGCCATACCAGTAGGTGTTGGAGTTGGAGTAGCTGTTGGTGTCGGTGTTGGGGTAGCTGTTGGAGCAGGAGTATGAGTTACTGTAGGTGTTGGTGTTACAGTAGGTGTTGGTGTAACTGTTGGTGTAGGAGTAGCTGTAGCTGTTGGAACAGGTGTACTTGTAGGTACAGGGGTTGGAGTTACTGTAGGCGTACTTGTAGGGGCCGGAGTCGGTGTATAAGTGACGACCGGTGTAGGTGTCGGGGTAGGTACCACACCACTAATAGCTAAATTAATAACTTGCTGTACAGTTAAACCTGAGGCAGGTATAACGTCTCCGTTTTTATATTGACCAAATGTATAACCTGGAGCTAAAGATACTGTCAAGTTTGACGGGAAAACATAATCCGAACCAGCTGCACCGGAGAAACCCGAGTAACCAGAAATACCTTGAATGCCTGGTATACCCTGTATACCTTGCGTACCACTATAACCAGAATAACCTGACGTACCACCAGGTGCGCCAGACGCACCGGAGTAACCACTGTAACCACTAAAGCCAGAAATACCTGAACCACCACCGCCACCACCACTTGCACCGCTCCACCCAAATAATGCTGATAACGAAACAGCATATGACGTGTATGTACCGTCTCCGTTTGGTTGTTCAAGATAAATTAGGTCCTGTCCAGATAAACTTGGTACCGTTGGTAGTTCGTGAGGAAATATTAAATTTGGATAATCTACGGACATGGAAGGAGGTAAATACTTATTGATACATCTGTTAGTTATTAGGACTCTTAGCTACTAAGTACGTGTTTGCGCCGGAAACTGCAACTGCACCGGTAACTGTACCGGCTTGATTTGTGACACCAATTAACCTTACAAGTACATTAGTGTCTTCGTAGTCACCGTATACTAATGTATTGGATTGAGCGTTCTCTCTATAATCAAATACTTCTGCTGAAGGTTTATCAACAAATTGCGTATATTCTTTTGTTTCCAGTACTTTTGGTAAACTGTTAACTGGACCTTCATATTTGTTGTCATATACTTGATCCATTTTCTTTTCACGTGGAGCACTAAGTTCGTAATTCCATTCATAACGTTTCGCTTTTATAGTCCATATATAATGGCCCATAATTTGGTTAGATTCTTCACCACCGGATTCATCAAGACGTTCTGTTATTTCAAATACTTTACCTGATCTACCATTAGGGCGGGTAGAACCGTATTCTGCTAACTCTATGAGATCTCCTGCTTTAGGTTCGTAGTTATATGCAGAAAGCGCACCGCTAACTGCGGTAACCGTTGTTGTGAAAGTGTTTATACCAATCCAAGCCGTTAAATCTGCTTCACCCTGTAAACCGAATTTGCTTAATATAACATTATCATTACTTAACTGGATTGCCATTACCATTGGAATAGGTGGGGCATATCTTAATAATGTATGCTCTCCATATAGATAATCATGAGCGGATAAATTATAACCATTTATATAATAGTTAATTTGCTGCCCATATTGACTTATTTGTTCTTGCCACCAACTATTGAATAAAGATATCTGCGCGCTGTTATCAGCAACATTAAGAAATCTAACACCGCTTGTTCCGTACGTACAATTGTATCCACCACTTAATTGATCCCCAACACCATCAACACCTGGTGGTGTATATGTACCAGTATCAATACAATATTTAGATAGAAAAGACGCACACATTAAAATTATTTACTATAATCTATAGATTTACAGCCAGATATACTAAATAATATTGTAAATGAAGATTAAAAACCTATCCGACCTCGGCGAACTTTATGGAAATATTGCCGCTGCTAATATTTCAGTTCCTGATGTAGTTAATGAAAAAGCTACTCAAGCTGTAGAACATACAGATACAAGTGTATATCTAACTGAGAACATGGTTAAGGCCGGAAGTGCACTCGGGGGCGGTCCTGGTGTTAAAAAGGTTGATGGTGCAGAAGTTACACCACCATTACCAAAAAGCGGTCCTGCTGGATTAAATCCAAAAAAGAGCGGCTTTAAGCCCGTAGATAAAATGGAAGATCCAGGCGCTGATGCTAAGAAAATGAAAGATGAAGAGGAAGGTAAAGAAGAGCATGAAGCAAAAGAAGGAGAAGCAGATACAGAAGCAGAGAAAAATACTACTGCTAAAGAAAAAGTTAAAGAAACTGTAGCTGAAAACAATAAATATATCTACAAACCAAAGTTTACTATGTCAAAATCAAAATTCGATCAACTATATGAGAACGCAATCAAAGGTGTTCCATTCAACGAAAACGAAGAAGCAATGATGCACGATGAAGAAGAAGCTGGTGTAATGCCTGCTACTGACGCAGCTGCAGATGGTGCTGAAATGGGCGGCGATGAAATGCAGCACGAAGAACTTCCTACACATGAGGAAGCTATTGAAATGCTTGAAAAGGTTCTTTCATTTTTAAAGAAAGATAAAGAAGTAGATGCTGAACACGGTGATTTACCTGATGAAGATCAAGAAATTGCTGGCCATACCGAAGATGAAGGAATGGTAGCTGAAGAAGTTGAAGCAGAAGACGAAGGTCATGTTTTAACTAAAGCTAATGGTTCCTTAAAGAAGGGTAATCCTGATTCAGTTAGCAAGCCAGTTGTAGCAAGTACAAAAGGTACAAACAAAGCTACAGGTGGTAAAGCTGAAGATGGTAAGATCCGTAATGAGCCAGAACCAAAAGAAGAGCACGGCGATATCAAGAAACTTCAAAACACAAAGAAGTTTACAGCAGGTGCTACTAAAGAGCCAAAGGTTGGCGACGATCTCTTTGCTTAAGACTTAGACATAGTACAGTTTACAAAGCCGTTAGCAATAACGGCTTTTTTTTATGTACTAAAACATTCCACCGTTTAAACGACCAGAAGCTGAATTGAAGTTCAGCGGCTTCCATCCCTGTGCGTATAACTCATCAACGTCAGAGTTATTGTCTTTACCGGCAAATATAGTTGGGTTACGTACTGTTGCATCTGGACTTTTACCTTTTTCGTACCTATTATATAAATCTTTTTGGCTTGGTAGTTCAATATCACCCACACTAAACGGGTCCCAATCTAACGGAGCTATTTTTAGTGGTTTACCATTACCATCTCTTTCCATTACTTCATAAAACTGTTCTACTACTTTAGTATCTAAAGCAAATAATGCCCATATTAAGGACTCTACTCTATCGTCTAAATAACGATCTGATTGTTTTTTCCACACACCATTGGCTTGTTTAACATATGTTTTAAACTCATTAATGGTTTCTTTGTCGTACAACTTAAGACACTTTAAAGTAGACATCCAATAACGTAAGTTTGCCATTGCATTGAACTTACTATTAGTGTGCGAGTATACGCCCATTCTATTATCTCTATCCGCCTTTTCAGTAAACGTACCCATACTCGGTGTGTACTTTATTAAGCTTTCATAATTGTGAGTATGTATTAATGCATCTATAACCTGAGCACCGCAATTATTGCGTTCTACTAACAAAGGTGGCCTTCCCCATTCGTGGGCTATTTCCACTAATTTCCCAGCAAAATTAAAAGGGTCAAGCTTGTTATTTGCGTACGTAGCGACCTGTTCTATATTGGTTAAATCCGTAATATCCAGTACTTGAATAGCAGAGTTAGCTCTACCAATACCATCTCCAACGTCAACCCCAATTGTATAGAAATGTCTTGGTTTTCTTTCTACATAAATCTTATAGCATTCATCATCGCTTGTTAATATGGGTTCTGGAGCTGTTTTTTCGAACTCTAACATTAAGTCACTATCTAAAGCGTTTTCACCAGCTGCTCTAAATTCATTACCGTATTCTTGATTAAATGCTTCTACAGAACCAAGAGCCTTAGCTGTCATATCTCTCCACTTTTCATCTCTACCAGGCACCTCCCACCAATCTACTCTTTCATTGTGCCAACCATTACTACCATCCAAAGATTCTGTATATATGTTATAAAATAAGTTGCCCACACCATTAGGGGTCGATAACATAAAAATTTTGGACTTCTTTGAAGACGAAATTACAGGGAATACTGATTCCCAAAAGTCGTTCATAAACTCAGGTGGAATGAATGCGGCTTCGTCAATGAGTAGACAGTTGATAGACTCACCTCTGGCAGCATCAGAGGTTGTAGTACTAATACCAATTGAACTACCGTTAGCTAACTCTAAACCGGTTTTAGCATAGTTTATAACACCCGGTTTCAAAAAGTTCGGTAACATTTCATAAGCTAAACGAATACGCTTAAAAATATTAATAGCGGTATTTTCTTTATTGGCAATTAATAGTACTCTATAATCGTCTTGAAAGCAAATCATCCATAAAGCAAATATAGTTAGCAAAGAAGTTTTGCCGACTTGTCTTGATGCTAATACAACATTAAATCTGTTATCAGTTAAAGCTTTTAAAATACGCTTTTGATAGTTATAAAGCTTAATTGGTTGCTTACCTTCATCAAGGTTAACTATATAAAAAAAACGAGAAAAATGTAATATGGACTTGCGTGCACGTTCCAAGTCTTCAATCATGACCTCATTCCATTGAAAGTTAGTCTCGGGTACAGGTAAGTTTTTATTACCTAAATAGAACGTTTCTTTAGAGGCTTTAGCCATTATAGTTTAGGTCTAACACCAAATTTTATTTTGTGACCTGCAGCACCACCTGAACCAAACTGCAATGCATAGTTTATACCTAAATTTAACGTAGCATCGTATAATTGCTGTATGGTAACACCTGCAGGTGTATTTAAGAATGCTGCCTTTACATTAGAGTTTTCAACAGCGTTGAACACAACAAGTCCTTGAAAGTCAGTTATTTCTTTATATCTTAACAATTGTGCAACAAAAATTGTTCTTCTAAATATAGGCCCGTCTATGACTTTAGTTAATTCGTTAATTTTATCTGTAAAAATTTGTTTAATTTGAGATACAATACTTGGAGTGTTTGCACTTGACATAGATACAGCAAGGTGAGTAAGTCCTTCTATAAATTTATCAGTGTCGTTGGTAGTTTTATACTCGCTGTATGTTGTAATTAAGCTGTTTTGGTACTCCTGAGTTGTAGGGTTGGTGCTGCCCTTTAATAATAATCCATCTGTATGTTTAACTTCAATTTTAAAGTCCCCGCCAATCAATACATCTCCTACGTGCGGTTTCGAACCGTTACTAAAAAATGTTAAGAACAACTCACCAGAACCAACACGTGCATGTAGTGTTGGGGGAGTGCTTTCTGATCTAACTATAGATATAAACTCTGGAGAAGCGGCTATATCACCAGGTGAGATGCCGTAACTATTACCTAATAATTCACTAAACGTACTAAGACTGTTTGAATGTGTTAAAGATTTTAAATTATGAGCAAATTTATCCGCATTTTCTTGTGTTAATTGAATACCAAGATTAGATATAAAAGTTTGATATATGTTTAAATTATCATTAATAGCGCCCTTCACACTTCGTAATCGTGTTTCAATCTCTTGTCTAACTGGGGTGTTTTGCGTACTACCTAATTTAGCTATCTTCTTTACTTGATCTGCTGCTTGTTTCGTAACATCAAATCCTTGCACATCTTGTGGATTTTTTTTATTGCCAACAATTACTTCATATTCTTCGTTTTCTTTAATAAATTCTCTAATAGCTTGCAAATTGACATGAGGTTTACCAGCTACAGACTCTGTATACAAATCCCCTAAATTTTTATAAGGTATACGTTTTTTCTTTTTAGGTTTGTTATTACTACGTAACATTGTGTTTATATTTACTATACATTATAGAAATGTAAGTGTATATTTTGTTGCTATTATAACGAGCATTTGAGGTCGTATCTGTAAATATTTAATACTCTTCACATGGCTTTCAATTCTGTATATAATGCTGTAGGTGTTTCCGGATATTCTGGATATAGTGGATCAGGTATTTCCGGATACTCTGGATATAGCGGTATTCAAGGTGAACCAGGCGTGCAAGGTTTTGCAGGTAATGACGGAACTTCGGGGTTTAGTGGCTGGTCAGGTATCTCTGGTTGGTCAGGTATTTCTGGTTATTCTGGTACCTCAGGCTATTCCGGTTTTAGCGGAACATCTGGTTATAGTGGTTCGTCTGGTATTTCTGGCTGGTCAGGTTATAGTGGTATAAGTGGTTACTCAGGTACTTCAGGCTATTCTGGTTTTTCAGGTACTTCAGGTTATTCTGGTACTTCCGGTTTTTCAGGCTTTAGTGGTACATCAGGTTATAGTGGTGACTCTGGTATTTCTGGTTGGAG